CTGTAAACTGTTGTACTACGTACACGCTTGAGTTAGGTGGGTAAGGAGGAGCATAATTATCTGAGCTTGTTACCACAGGCGCATCTGCTGTACCATATGGTGCACCGGAATTTTGTCTAGGAACTATAGTAATAGTCACATGGGGGTTATTAACAGCCGATCCGTTAAAGTTTACGTCAGGGAGCATACGCCATACAAAACCAAAGCTTTGGCCATCTTCAATATCAAAGTCGGAAGACTGCACATAAGCGGCAATAGGCTCAGTGGTAAGCCCTGCATTATCATCTACAGAAGACTCGTGATAAAGCATACGGTTATTATAATCTGCAGCTATAGGATATGGGCGTATACCTGAATCTAACCACGCAGACCGAGCCATACTGCCTGAGTACCACACATTGTCTAAGTAGTTATAAATAACGTAACGATCAACTACAGTTGTATCCTCAGAGCAATAGAACCACCACACTTCGTTATACCCAGAGTTACCTCCAGCAAATACCTGATAGCCTTGAGCTGAGTTGAGGTCTTCAAACACATATTGCTTTAGTGTACAGTTAAGAGTTTGTACTGTACCGTTATAGACATAAAATTTATCAAGTCCCATCCAGTACGTAGCGTTGTTTACAGTAATAGCCGCATTGGGGGATATGATAGAGATGTTGTCCATTAACACATCAAACTTATACACATATGGAGGACCTAAATACTGCATAGTATAAAGACAGGAGTCTGTCCAAATTAAGTTTTCTTGCCGAGTTATTTCCGCTGCGACAATATATGACCCATGTGTAAGTCTAAACTCACCAGACTGGTTAGTAATAGTAGGCACCCAATCATAAGGAAGAGCTTGATCTGACCAACGTACAAGCATAGGATCAAACGTAGTAGCTGCAGATGCTGGGTAAGCAGCATAGGGATTTGCTCCAAAAGCTATAACAAAGCGTTGTAGCGCCGAGGCTACAATTTGATTGGTAGCAATAGGAACATATGAGCCATACGGTACTGTGTAACCGCTTTCAGGTGTATTACCCAAAGCTGCTGTAGATAAATCAGATAAAAGCTGTGCTCTAGTACCAACTCCTGTTATGTCTTGCCAATAATATATAGCACCACCACGAGGTGCAATAACAAGGTCTTGTCCATAGTTATCATTAGACCAAAGACGTAACTGTTCACCTATACCTGTGATGTATGCAGAGCCCCAACCATGTGCAATTTCAGAGTTTTTAGAGACAACAACTGTACCCCCTGATGCTGCTGTAGAAGATGTAGTATAAGTTAGAGAACCTATTACAGTAGATATAGTGTAAGTGTTTAAACCTGTGACCGTTACTTGAAAAGCTTTTTGCAGAACAAGATTTAATATTCCACACGCATTAGAAGCAATACTATTAAAGTATACGTAATCTCCGGTAGTTAAGCCGTGAGCTGTTTGAGTAACTGTTAGTACAGATATGCCCGTACCTGTAGCAGTAAATGGATTTGTAAGTGTAGTAGATACATAAGGAGCATAAGGTCCTGCACCCCAACCAGTACCTATAACATATACATCTAAACCTGTTAAGATTTGAAACACTGCGGTTATAGCTGTGCCACCACCTGTTGCTACACTTGTAGCACTTGTACTTACAACAAAACTAAAGGTATTAGAATCAATAAAAGTTATCTGATGTTCGCCATTTAATTCAGATGCAGGTATACCACCTACAGCAGTGGCTCCAGAAAAAGTAACAAAATCATTTTGTGTTGCGCCATGCGCAATAATAGTTACGCTAACTACATTAGCCGTTCCTACAGTTGTGTTTGTAGTAAAGCAGTTGTTAGTAGCTGGAGAAGTAAACGTAGCTCTAATAGGGGTGATATCATTATAGTCACCACCACGTTCCACGTAGTATTTAAGATTAGTGCCTACGCCTAAATAGTTGGAGCCGTCAAAGTCAATCCAATTCCACAAAGACCTTGCAACACCTTGATAAGTAGAGTTAGAGAGCCGTGACCATCCGCCTATTTTTTCAGGGTTGCCAGAACGAAAACGTATCTTGTCACCATCGTACCAACCGCCTTCGTTAGAATAATTAGTTCCCTCACGGTTAAGGCCCGGTCTTAATACTAACTTCTGTAATGGCATAGTCTATCCTATTAATGTTTTAGCTGTTATATCAACAGCATTAGTACGTGCTAACCAACCCTTACCGTATATAGGAAACGAGGGAAGACCTCTATAAAATGCTTCTTTAGCTTGTGTGTACTTATTAATAAGTTCTTTACCGCTTGCAGCTTTCACTGCTTGTAATGTCTTTGGACCTATAGCGCCATCCGCTGTTACGCCTACGGCTGTTTGTAGTGTTTTTATCGCACGTCCGGCCCCTGCATTGATAGCAAAATCAAAAGCAAGATAGTCAATACCACTGGGTAGATCATCGCCATATACAGCATCCCAATATTTGTGTTTATAAAATGGAGCAACCTTTTCAGGTGTTAAAGCTTTCATATCAGATGTGCTAACTTTATGCCCTACGTAAGCTTCCCATACTGCTTGAGTTACACCTAAATTAGTACAGCCTTTTCTACCGTCAGGTAACTTATTACCATTGTCTCTAGGGTCGTCTTGAAACCCACCTTCACTTTTAAGAATATGGTCTAAAGCTGCTTTGTAATTAGTTTCCATTTAACAGACTCTGTTGCACTTGTGCAAGTAATATTTGTTGGCTTGTTTGGTTAGCCGAAGTCATCTCATTTCTAAAACTTTCAACGGCTGCACTGGTACTTCTTTGTTGCATAGAGTTTTCAATCATTAGCATCGGTAACCATGCAATAGCACAACTTTTTTCATCTACTTGCTCACCTGTATTAGGGTTAGTTCCAGCTAATGTTTGAAACCATGCGCAACGATGTATTGCTCCGTCTTTTACCTCTTCGCAGGAACTACCCAAAGGACATGTTAATATTGTTTTTATTTCCATATTAATCACAAAATATCTGTAAGCTTTCTCTTAGTGGGGCTAATATATTAGGCATATTTGTTGTATGCCAGACAGGTGGAACAAAAGAAACTGTTTTATTATACTCTGGATATACTGCTATCAATCTATCATCAATATCTTGATAAACTAATGAACCGCTCCAATTTCTATCCCAATGTTCATTCAAATATACTGTTAATGCATATTTATGATGTTGGTCACAATGCCATTGTACATAGCTTAATCTTGACCCTAGCGTATATGCTATTGAAAATTTACTTCCTGCTAACTCTGGAAACTTGTTAATTAGTTCATACTTTGTTTGCTCTAGTAATTCATCTTGCAAATGATACACAAATATCACTCCACTAGATCCTACTAAATCAGGTTCCCATGCTGTCAAATTAGTAATAAATTTTTCAGCAACACTAGGATACTGTTTAATTTTTTTTATTAAATCATCTGACAATGTATCAAACGTAATTTTAATATCCATTAGTTTTTAGAGCAGATAATCATATCAATATATCTTGGAGTCCAGCTAACACCAGTTGTAGTTGAGTTAGAACCAGCTGGCGTACCAGCAGATGATGCTTGAATATTTGCATAACCAACACCTGTGGCGGAAGCATTTACGTTAAACCAAGCGTTAGTAGCGTTTGGTCCGCCTTGTGTTAATGTATTTCTTGTTTCAATACTATGTTGATGCCCTGCATCTGAGTGAGTATGCGCAGCTAAAGCACTGCCAGTAAATGTATGAGTATGAGCTACCATTGTGGTGCTGTTTACTATTGGAGAATCAGAACCACCAACCCCATTGCCTGCGCTACTAACAACTCTAAGCATACGATTATTAGCGTTATCAGAAGTATCTTGTGTCCAACCTGTAGGAGCGGCTGCTTGTGCAAAAGGAACTCGTGTGCCAGCTGGCATTTGATTCCAAGTACCGTTTAGTATAGTTGCTGTAGTTGCTGTAGTAGCATTCCCACCAATAGATAATGCAGAAGCTGTGCCTGTTATGTTCGTACCAACAAGTGTAGTGGGTGTGCCCAAGTTTGGAGTTACTAAAGTAGGACTTGTTGCAAACACTGCTGCGCCTGACCCTGTTTCATCACTTACAGCAGCTGCTAATTGCGCAGAAGTAATAGGACCGAATGATATAGTATTTGTAGCTCCTACAACACCAACCGAGATACCAGTTCCAGCAGCTACTAAAGTTTGTGTTAGAGCTAAATTAAAGTTAGTGCCATCGCAGTACACAGAACTTGTAACACCATTAGGTATGGACACACTTGATCCACTAGGCGCTCTAACATTAATAGCAAAGCCGCCAGTTGTGTTGTTTTTTATGGTATAAACTTTAGGCGTTAAAGGTGCGATAATGTCTCTAACTGCAGCGTTAGTACCACTAACAACTAGGACTGCTTTACGGGCTTCGTCAGATACACCGTTGTAGTTAGATAGAGTATAGTTTGCATCAGTCATTGTTATAGCTTGAACACCTGCTATAGACTGCTCTAAAAGAGTACCGAGGTTATTGTTTGTAGTTGTGCCCCATACACCAGACTGTTCACCAGAACCGGGAAGCTCTATGCGTAATGAGGGGGAATAAGAACTTGGCATAAAAGTTATCCTTTATTTAATGGTTATACAACCCACGGTAATGGTTGTGGTGTTGGAATTACACTAGGGTTTAATGTGCTTGTTATTTGGCTTTGTATAGAGGCTTCGGCATTAGCAACACCTGCTACACCTAATGTAGCTTGTACCCAGCCTATAACCTCGTCTTCAGTTAAATCTTTATAAGGGGTATAGCCTTGCCCCTGTGTCAATGTAAATTGAGAACTATTATTTAATGACCCTTGCACACCTAGCTCATCTTTACCTACCAGAGTCCATTGCGCCAACACAACTACGTCTAGTCTGTTATCAACCTTCGGTACTGTTGAAAGGCTTGTTATAAACCATGTATAAGTTATCATAAGTTTAAATTAGTTTAGTATTATTAGCAACATGATGTAACATTATCATTTACATCCGTCCAAGTTGTAGTTTGGTTATTATCTGCAGTATTCCATGTTGTAGTTTGATCGTCATATATGGGGAACCAACCTATTTTTGCAGGGACTAATTTGCCGCTTGATTCTGCAAATGCTAACTCACTTATAGCTTCTGTACTATACGTTTGTGGTTGATAAGACTGCTGATTATTGTTTATCTTAATCCAACCAGCTGCACACTGACAATCTGTTAATGTAACTTGCTCTATGCAAGTGGGATTAAATTGAGCTAAAACTGACTCAACAGAAGATAGGCTTAAAGACTCTGCACTTACACTTACAAACCCTACCTGTACAGCATTTAAATCTGTTAAAGTAATGCTCTCAACTTGAGAAACAGCATACTGAAACCCGCCAACTTGTATCTCGGTTAAAGTTTGACTATCGGTTTGTGTTGCTACAAAAGCAGCAATTACATCTTCTAATGTACTTAGTGTTACAGCACTACTGCTTTCAGTTACGGGAAAATCTTGTACAGCTGTCTCTACATTACTTAATGTTTGAGTTTCAGTTAAACTTCCTACAAACCCTACCTGTACAGCATTTAAATCTGTTAAAGTCTGAGTGTTAGCCTGTGTTCCTACAAACTGAGCAGAGCTTGTTTGAATATCTGTTAAAGATATAGTCTCGCTAACACTATCGACATAATCAACAATGCCTAATCCAGCAAATGTAGACTGCGCAAACGAGGTTATACCTAGCATTACTTACTTATCCCACAGTTATTATCCACCACAAACTTTCGACATAGTATAGCATACTGTGCTATTTGGTCTGCTCTATATGCTTCAGACTTGAGAAAGCTTGTAAGTTCGTCTGAAAGTTCGTATCTATCTTCAACGGCTCCAGCAGTGAAGTTGGAATTATTACTTTTTGTTGGGGTACAACTACTACTTTTCCTGCTGTTGTCGTACATGCGCACAGACTTAAAACTATCGCGCTGACTATTAATTGCATTGATTGCTGAGACATTAGCGTCCTCCAGTTCTTTATTAAGCTTCAAGGCTTCTGTATGTGCCCTATCTGCTTCTTCAGTAAGAGTCGCTAGTTGTATGTCAGCTTCTCGGTTCATGTCAGATATGCTCTCTGACATTTCTCTAATTTCGGCTTGTGATACTTTATAGGCAAAGCCATAGCCAGAAGCAAAACTTGCAACAATAAGGGCAACGAATAAGTATGGCATCAGTCTTTTAGTATCACACCTAAGCCACCAGCAACACCGCCAGCAAGTAGTAAGAGTTGATCTACAGGCTTACCTAGGAATATGAATACAGCCCCCACAAGTGCGGTAGCTACCCAGATAATACCTCGTTTAGTTGATGCAGCCGCCCATTCGATTGTCATATTATTTATTCCAGGGCAAAGGAAGCACAACAACACTTGGAGTCTTTAATTTTTGTATTTGATCTGAAATACAATTATAAATGCTAGATATTTGATCTTCTCCAAGTTCGGCTTTAACCCAAGATAAAATTTGATCTAAAGTTAAGTTTGCATAAGGCGTATAAGGCTCATCCCCAACATAATTTAAAACAACTGACCCAAGTAATGATCCGTTATAACCGTCATCTTCTCCAATAACAGTATATTCTGCTGTAAAAACAACATCTGTTTGTCCTTCCTTTTCTGGATAGCAGTCTAATTTAATAATATTCCAAGTATATTCTATCATTTCATTTACCTTAGTAAGATGGATACCATTTAGCAGTAGTAACATCATAAGTCATTATTAAGGCCTTACTTACTATTGCTGTTGATGCCAATGCTATATTTCCTGCTGTTGTGGTTGTAAATATGCCTGTAGGTATTAATGTAATTTGACCACCTCCTAACGATATAGGACTAGGTGCAGTAATGGTTACTATTGGAGTTACACCTGAAATAAATGTAATGGCTTTAGTTGGTGCAATAGTTGTAGCGGAAGCTATTGTAGGCGCAGCGGCTGAAGTGGCCTTTATCCCAGCGATTATCATGTTGCCACTACCGGGATCATTAACAAAAGCACCAAGGTTTAAACCACCTGCTGAAGTAAATCGTGCTATTTCTCTAGTAGCAATTCCCCCTAAGCTTGTCAAAAATCTAATATTTGCCCCTGCGCCAGTAGTAGCACCAACACTAGCAATATCTAAATACCTTTTAAAACCATCAGTTGTATCAAAATATTGACTTATTGCAGCAACTGAAGTTGAATTTCCTATTGGAGCATAGGTAGATAATCCAGCCTGAGCTCCGCCATTTAAAACAATACCGCCAGCACCGGGTATAATTGCATTATCGCCAGTTAATGCTGCGCCAACACCAAGTCCTGTTGTGCCATTAATATGCAATAAAGAATTTGGTGCAGTTGTATTAATCCCAACTTTTCCAGCAGAGTCAATGGTTTGTCTTACGTTACCAGCACCATCACTTAGTACAACATAATAAGAACCTGTTGCAGATATTGGAGCAGCTGTCCCTGTATAGCAACCAATAATTGTATTGCCTGTTCCTGATGTAATTCCGTTACCTGAAAGCTGTCCAATCGCTGTATTGTTTGATCCAGTTGTATTTCCCAATGCAGCCACACCTACAGCGGTATTTAAACTCCCAGAAACAACATTTCCTAATGTTGATGCCCCAATCGCAACATTGTAATTTCCAGTAGTATTTTTTATTAATGTTCCTGAGCCATAGCCTATATTTTGAAACCCTGTAGTATTTACAGCTAATGAGCTTGTTCCAGCTGCAAGATTTGTTGCTATTGATCCTGCACCCAAGGATAATTTTGCATTTGTTACTATACTGCTTGGTAACCACCCAGACGCTGTATATCTATACGAGCCAACCCCTTCAGCAGCAGGATTATTAACTATATATTCATCACCAATATTCCATAAATTAGTACCTGTTGTTGGAGCTGGTGATGCGCCATAGGCTATTGACCTAGTTGGATTGCCAGAATATAACTTACCAATACCGTTAAGTTTAAACACATTGCTAAGTGCTGTAATTTTTGTATAATCAATGTTTGGTAAGTTATATTCACTGGCTATACTTAGCCCATCTGTTTGAACGATATAAGTAGTGTTTGCGTTGTAAAATATAGAATTAACATTATATATATTTTGAACAGTGTTAGCGCCAGCCGAATAAAACCCCACTGTCCCTGCTATTTGATGAAGCTCTAAACAAGCAATATTGTATATGTTTTGAGCATTGTTAGCTGCTCCTGAAGCATTTGAAGATATACATATATTGCAAGCAACCATGTACACAATATTAACTATACAATTTTCAAACTGTAAAGAACTGCAATTAGAATAAAACCCCGTTGTACAATACCATAACGTGCTTATATTAAAAGTTGATGTTCCTATATGAAAACCACTTGAGCAGTCAGCATTAATTCCTGTTATGAATCCTTGAATAAAAAATATATCTAAAGTTGTTTGGCTACTAAATTGACCAGCAGTCATGCTCCAGCCGATACCTTGTCCATATCTTGTACCTGTAAACGAATAATTAAATCCATATCCAGTTAAAGCATTTAATTTAATACGCTGTCCAACAACCCCAGCGGTTGCATGTCCTAAAGTTAAAAGTGGTGCATTTGTATTATTAAAAGCTTTTATCTCTGTATTCGCCCCATCAATATCACAAAATATAGTGCTTAACCCACCGGGAACTACTAAATATGTACCTGGTTCAAAAGATAATATTTTGTATTTTGTACCAACTGCGGTGTTTGCATAAGTCAATGCTAGATTGATTGCTGCAGTATCATCCGTAACACCATCCCCAACAGCACCAAAGTCTTTAACAGATATTACATCATTAAGTTTTGATGCTACAGTACGAGTGACTGCACCTGTGCCAGATTGTATGGTACTAACTAAGGACGAACCTGTGGATGCTGATAATTGTGGTAATGTGCAATTAGTTAATGTGCCGCTTGTTGGAGTACCTAGTGCTGGAGTAACTAATGTAGGGCTTGTAGCAAATACGTTAGCGCCAGTACCTGTCTCATCTGTTAGAGCAGCAGCCAATTGTGCAGAAGTAAAAGATCCTAGAGAAGTTGCGTTACCTACAGAAGTAACTGCACCAGTTAAATTGGCATTGGTAGTCACATTACCAGCGGTTAAGCCAGAAGCAGTGCCTGTAATATTAGTGCCAACAAATGCAGCAGGAGTTCCAAGACCTATAGCATTATTGCTAGCATCTAACCAAACACCTTTTTCAGAAGGATATGTTACAAAAACATCCTTAACACCAGTAGTAAATACAACTAAAGCACCAGCATTAGAAGATGCTAATACAGTAGTACGAGCAAGAGTAGTACCTGAAGCTGTATAAGTTCCAATACCTACTTCCCAGTTAGGGCCTCCTTGATCTGCAATACAATAGTATGTAGTATTACCATTACCAACAGCAGTAAAAGATTGAAACCCTGTAGTTGCGCCTAAAAGAGTCGCTGTTCCTGTACCTGCAACAGTAGTGGTTTCTTTTATGCGGTCTCCTAATATTAGCGCCATACGTATCTCCTGTTAAGATGCGGTCGCAGTATAACTAACTGACAGGGTATCGCCTGATGTTACAGTTTTAGAACCAGCAGTAAAATCCCCAGCAGAAAATAAAACACCTGTAGTGCTATCAATAGTTGAAGAGCCACCAAGGTTAATAAAACATCCAGCAACTGTACCTGAACCTGTCATTGTAAATACAACTGGTGTAGATGTTGATTTAGCTCCAGCAGATGCGGCACCAAACACAGGAGTTTTACGAGTACCGGAATAAGTAGGGGCATTGGCAAGACCTACTTCCAACCAAGTGTGTGATGCTTGAGTATCAGTTACAAGAGCAGTGCCTGTACCTTTAAGACCCATAACAACAGCGCCTACCGCCACGTTGCCTAACATGGTGTCCATAGTAGAGTTTTTACCCACTGTAGTGACCAAGTTGCCAATTACATCAGCCCATTTAATATCCCCAAATTTGTCATGGCATACAATCTGGTATGTTCCGTGTAAGCTCATAGCTTCATCATAACTTGCGCCTCTATCTACAGAAGCTGAGCAGGTATCACCTACATTTGTTGTTTCAATATGCATTTTAATTCCTCTAAGAAATTCTAATAACAGCAGTTGAGGCTGTTGCGGGTGAAAAGGTTATTGTAAATGTACCTGATGCAGTTTTGTCTGAACCAAAGTCTAAAACAGCTACAGCGGCATTAGTTGTATCATTATATATCAAAGCGCCACGACATAGGAAATTAGCTGCAAGCCATGAGACATTATTAAAAGATATATACGCCGTTGAGCCACTACTTGCAGGGACTATAGGAGTTAATATTTCACCTCCAGCTATGTAACCTGCGCCTGTAACTTCATTTAAAGTAGTATATTCTAAAGTACTTGCAGTAAGTTCAGCGTTAGCTGTATATAAAGCTATCTTATAAACTTGAGTTGTGCCTGTAGCAAAGTTCTCTAGCCCACTTAATAGGTTCTTTTTAAATATTGTAGTTTGCCCTTGAACTATCATAAGCCGCTATAAGGTATTTTGGTTTGATTGTTTCTGTAAGCGTCTCCGCGTTCCAGTCCGTCACCTAGACGTTTTAGTTGACCGATAGCTTCTTGGTACTTCTGTTCATAGTAACCAATCATATCTGCTTCACCTTTCATAAAGATCATAGCTTCACGCATAGCACCGTAGAACAATACAGGATCGTAGTTATCACCTAACCAGCTAGTACCAGCAGCATTTGACACAGATAGTACCGTTAAAGTAAACCCAGACCCACCTGTTCCTAACGCAGAACTAGATACTGATAACACATCGCCAACTGTATATAATGATCCACCATTAACTAAAACTGCTGAAGTAACAATACCTGCTGATACAATAATATTTGCAGTTGCATAGAATCCGTTACCTCCTGTCAGACTAACATTATAATATGCTCCATTAGTATATCCGGCGCCAGCTAAACTAATATTTGATTGGTCAATAATACCTTGAACAATAGTAACTGGGTAATAAAAATAGTGCAATTCAACATTATAGTTAGCATCAGGAGTAGGTGCTAATAAAAGTGATATTTCATTTTGATATGATAGTTGTGAACCAAATATAGAGTAATACTTTGGCACAGATATATCAGTAGGAGATGGATACGCTTCCCTAATAAAACTTACATCTTTATCAATTAAATATTGATACGTTCCAGTATTGCCTATAACTGCCAAAGAATACACAGCTAAAAAGTCATTAGGACACGACAAATAGGGATTAGATACTGTGACATTGCCTGTTACATTTTTTCTTAATACAGGGATTTGTACAGTGTTATATATACGTTGCTCTGCTTGCTGAATAAACACAGGTATATTAGCAACGAACAATGCCTCTGTATTTTCAGCATAGCTCTGTATAACTTGACGCAACGTAATATAATTCATTGCTTATGCCATCGGACCGCGAGCCATTGTGCCTTTTGTAGCAGCACCTGTGCCTCGTATTTTAATACCAGTGGTCTTTACATCTTTTACAGGGGTTCCAGCACTAGGCACATCAGGTACTTTTACTGGTTTAATTTGTGGATATTTGTCAGATAAAATGCTCATATTAATCTCTATGTTGTAGTTACTGAACTAACTTGTCCTATTGCAACTAAGGCATTAGGGGTTAAAACTGCGTCAAACTGTGAAGCTCCACCTACAGGTGCCCAGCCCCATTCGAATATCCTAGACCCACCAGAAGGTAGGTTGTTTATGTCTAGCCCAGATACTTGATAACTTGTATCCCTACGTGGATTACGTAAAGCCTGTGGATCACTAATTGGGTACATACCTAACTGCAACTGAGGCTGATCTGGCTCCCAGCACGTAGGGCAAACTAAAATATTAGTTATTTTAGTTTTTATAGTTAATGGTCTTAATTTTTTAAGTAAGTACTCCATGCCACAGCGATCACACTGGGCTATCGCAATCTTACCTAAAGCATACTTAGAACTCATCGGCTAAGTGACATCCGTGGAACCATACGCACTGGAGCTTTTTCTCTATTTTCTTCTGCAGCTAATTGGAACTGTTCATCATAAACTGCTTTTAATGCTTGGGCTCTTGCCAAATCCATATTTGGAAGTTTCATAGACAAATAGTAAGCTAAGCCTGCAACTAATGCAGGTAAAAATAAATAGGGTATATCTTGTGTATTAACACCATCGCCAGCATCTTGCATTCTTCTTAACCGCCAGTATACAAACGTATATTGAGAGTCTGGTGCTTGTGGTGTAGGCCATACATTAATAGTTGGACTTGCTACACCTGTAGGAGTTGTTGCTCCTGATTGTCTATTTATCCAAACTTGGATAGGTTTACCTAACGCATTCTTATTAGGGATTGTCGCATAGGTAGACTCTGAAATTCTTGATATAGTTATATCGGATTGATTTTGACCTGAACCTGTGCGTATAACTTGGTCTAATAGGTCAACAGTATCAATAGGTAGTGTGTAAGTCGCCACTCCTGTACTAAGAACAATTTGTCCTTGCTCCACAGTCCAAAGATTTATGCCTTTGTTCCCCCATTCTATCAGGAGTAAATTAAGCGAACGCCTAGCTGTTTTAAAGTCATAACCACTACGAAGCTCAGAACCAGCACGTTCAAAGGCTTCTTCGATTATCTCTGAGAGGTCTATGTTAAATAGTGCGGTTCCAGTAGTGGTCATTTCTTAACTCTTTTGTTTTTGGTAAGAGGAGGGAAGCTTTTTATCACTCCCCCTTTCTTGTACTCATCTACAGAATTAGGATCATCCTTACGAATGATCTTTTTACCTTTAGGCATTTTGCTTGGGTTAATATCGCCCATACCCCGTGAAGCTTTCATTAGACAAAACGACCACGAGTTTTGCCACGTTGAGCACACCCGTCACCACGAGAAGACGCTGAGGATTTAACTGAGCCGCCTTTTTTCTTTTTTACTGTCGGGTAAACCATCTCACCAGCTAACATATCGTTTCTAGCAGACTCTTCTGCTTCAGACATTTTGGGTCTAGGTTTAGGAGCTACTGGTTTAGGTTTAGGAGCTGCTGATTTAGCTTGTTGTGCTCTGTATTTGGCTACAGCTTCACCAGCAAGGACATCATTCTCTTCGTCAGGTACTTTCATTTTAGTAGCCATTATACAAATTTTCCTTTAGTTTTACCTTTAGTAGCGCAGCCATCAGCAGCTTTTACAAATCCGCCAGCTCTATAACATTTGCCGCCAGCTTTCATCTTTTTGGTATCTTCCATCTTCTCACCTTTAGCATATTGCATAGGAGTGATTTTACCAGATTTAATAGCTTTAGCTTCTTTAAGCTCTTCGCCTTTAGTGTCCTTACCTTTAAACAGTTTCTTTAGATCGGGTTTTTTAGCTGCCATTTCGCCACCTTTGTTAAATGTTTTACCTTTATCGGCAGTGGCAAATTCTTTACCTACTGCTTGCGGAACACCCGCTTTTTTCGCCATTTTAGGAGAATGAGCAATCATCTCCATGAAGTTATGTTGTTTCTTAGATTTACTTGGCACCGCAGTTCCACCTTTTTAGTGATGCAGCTTTACGTGTAGGTTTACCGTTCTCATCTTTCATAGGTCCCGGCATACCTGACATTCTGGCGCAAAATGATTTCTTTCTTGGCCCCCCTTGAGGTTGAGGAGCTTTGAGATTAGATCCTGTAGCTGCGTTGTATTTAGCTCTACCTTTTGCGGTTAAACCTGCACCTTGAGATACTGGGAGTTTCTCACCTCTACCAACAGCTAGACTTGGAGCTTTCTTAGTAGCCATAACTTTAATTCTTTATTACGTCAAATAACCAAGAAGCCGCTGCACCAACTGTTGCACCAACTCCACCAATCATCATAAACATGCGCCATCCACCTTTAGCTTCAGATAAGGTTTTACTGATTTCTTTTATGGTTTCTTTTATCTCATCCATATCTTTAATCATTTTATCCATGTCATTCTGCAAATGTCGTATATCCGCACTGTGGGTGGCGAGCTCTCTCACCGTTTGTATTGCTGGGTCTGAGGATCTTTGATGTTCCATAACTTAGCCATACACAACAGTAACACCTAACGGCACTGTAGTAGTAGGTGTGTACCAAATACCATTCTCAAACAAAATCCCTTCACCCGGCATTAACACATTTGTTACGTTTGAATTAGCCCCTGTATCACATACAAGTTTACTAAGACCTACTGCAGCATTAGCAGGAGTTGCACCATCAGAAAAAGTAGCAGTACCTGCACCTGCACCACCTGCGATAATAACGCTTTTTAACCTAACTCGCCCCGGCACTAACGATACAGCCGTGCCTGAAACTGCAGCACTGGAGTGTACCGATTTGACGTCTGTTTGCATACTCATAATTAATCTCCTATATGTAAAAAGTTAAGGGCTGTATTATACATTATCGTTTAAGGCCGAGGTCGATCAACTCTGGCCCCCTTAAATTAATTATTAAGCTGAAATAGGAGCTTCAGCACCAGTAGATGATTTTTGAGCATATGTAACAGTAACCCATGCAGCGCCAGTTACAGCAGAGCCAGCAGTAGTAGCTACGATAGCAACATCAGTAGTACCAATGTTTATGAACTGAAGCCATTGTTTAGTAGCTGAAGTATCGTCACGACCAGCAGTTGTAATAGTAGTAGAAGTAACGAATTTGTTAGCAGTAGTACCATCACCAATAACAAGAGTAGTAGCTGAGTTGAATACAGTAGTTGTGTCTACTTGTATGTCAATGATTTGAGAGCCCGCAGGGAGAACCGCAACAGTAGTAGTGCCCGCAGTGGCTGGAAGAGCTGCCGCTTGTAATAAAACAACAACACCTGTGTTATCAATATAACCCGGAACGGTGCCAGTAGTATCTTTAACAGTACCTGTACGGACTGGGCCTGAAAATGTAGTAAATGCCATTTTAGTTTCCTTCATAGAAAGTCTAAGCCTAGTAGTCTTCTATGCGTCAGCGGGGGCTGTCTACTAAGCCGGATTATTCCCCGGTATGTTGTACTTATACTCCACTTTATTTAGTCTTGCAAGTTTATTTTAAGACGTTTATCTTTTTTATAATCTTCTTTTATGCAAGCAACACAAGCACCTTTAGTTTTACGTGGAGAGATGTGGCCACGATCACAAGGAATGCCTGTAAAGTATAGCTTTGCACTCAACTCTTTAGCTTCTTGTCTAGTTCTTGGGTACTCTAAATGCTCTTCAGGAATCTCTGGCGCTGTGTTTACTTCCTCACTTGCGTAAGACAATACCCAACCATCGCACACACCTTGGCGTATTGGTTTGCCTGATTTACAAGCACGTATGATGGTTGCTACAGATACACCTAACGTATCCCGCATAAAGGCTAGGCTTTTATATATCTCTTCGCTACGATCTCTTTTAATAGCTCTAATAGGCTTTTGTGTTAAGTCCGCACTAGGGGGACGTTTACCATACCAAAAAGAATCTGCGCCACGTTTGACAGAGGCGGCAATATTTAATCTGCTTTGTTCAGAATGTTTTTTGCCTTTCATTGGGTTTGGTAGCCCTTTGCATTTTTCAGATATTTTTGCTTTTGTTTCTGCACTTCTTGGTATACCAAATAATACTGAGTTTTTACCTTTTGGCACTTTTAATCCTGCGGCCTTTACTTTTTCTAACGCTTCTCCTGTATGTTTTTTACCGCGCATTGGCGCACTTGCATCAGTTGCCCAGTTATAGCAATAAGATTTTCCCGCGTGAGCGTCTAACCACACTTGTTCAGCTTTAAGTAAGTCTTCAGGATTTGCGACATGCTCAACAACTTCAAATTTAAAACAATCTTCCCCATACTTATTCCAAGCAGCTTGCATATGCGGACTTTTGTGTTTACCTGATTTTAAGTTTCTTCGATGTGTTTGAAACCTAACTCGGCTATCAACAGTACTCCCTACATAAAATTTATTATTAACAACATTTCGTATTTTGTATATTACATTTTTCATGGTAAATCTCCGATATAGGACTTAAGAAAGTTGCAGTATACACTATTGTGACGATAGCACAAGTTTTATTTTCTCAATAAAAAAGGGCCTCCGAAGAAGCCCTTAATTTACTCTAACTAGTTGATTCTATTGACTATGCGCCAGTTGAACCGTACATAGAAAGGGGATCACTCCAGCCGAAGCTGTAACGTTCCCTGCTACGGTAACGAACGTTCCCAGTGTCGAAGTCCCCCGACATGTCATTAGTAATAGGAGCACGAACAAAGTGCTTCATACCATTAGGGACATCAGTAGTTAAGAACCAAGCATTGCTGTCAGTCAAGAAGTGGTTAATAGCATAACCTTGTGGAATAGAACCGTTGTTTTTCAATGCGTTGATATCATTGTCAGCAGTTCCTACACGTTGTTCAGTTTCCAACAAACGAGTTGCAACGAATTGCAATGCCGGTGGAACGATCAACTTTTTAGGTTTAGCAGCAATCAACAGACCACGCTCATCAGTCCATGCGGCGATTTGAATAACAGCCGCTTCCAAAGAAGTTTCGTTTAAATCAGCAGGAGTTGAAGGAATGTTACTGTTAGTACCACCAGAAACTAATGGGTGAGCAGATGAGAACAAAGATACGCCGTCACCACCAACATAGCTAGAAGAGAAGCCATTGTTTAATACAGCAGCTGCTTTAACTTGTTTAGTGTAAGACATAGCACGAGCCAAACCTTTAGTATAACGAGCAGACAAAGAGTCATACAAGTTATCTTCAATAGCTTCTTCAGTTAATGAGAAGCCTAAAGCAATAGTTTCGTGGTTGTAGCGTGAAGTCCAAGCTTCTTGAGCATTGTCATAAGCGATGGCCGAACCTTCGTTTTTAACAGGAGCTGCAGAGAAACCAGACAGTTTTGTTTCTTCTTCAAATGAACGCTCAGAAGACTCAGTTTCATAAATTTCTTTATGTTCTTCGCCGTAACGAGCATATTCCAAACCAAACAGAGCGTTAAGACCCGGTAATAGTTCTTTTAATAGTTGTGCACGTGAAATAGCCATATATTATTGCTCCTTAAGCGCCGTAATATGAATGAATACCGAAGTTAATTTTAACCAACACTTCTGGGTATTGGACAATAACTAAGGTAGCAGAAGCTGGGATAGTTACACCAGACGCTGCGTTCATAACAAGAGAAGTTGCACCCACAGCATAGTTAGCTGTTAAGAATGAACCAGTTTGTACTAATTGACCATTAGCAGCTATAAAGTTAACTTCAGAACCAATTACTAATGGAGAAGTTAAAGCTGGTACAGTAATAGTAGCAGATGTAGTTGAAGTGCTTGGAACAGCAGTAGATATAGCTGTTTCTTTAACAGTATCAATAACACGGTACACTAAACCAGTACTAGGAGTTGCAGATGGAGTAACAGCACCTACAGTAGAGTTACCTGTATTTACGTTAGCAGCAGCATCAGCACCAGCTACGTTTAAGCCAACTAAAGCTTGTGAACCAGAAGTAACAGTACCACCAGCTGCAGATAACATAACAACTTTAAAGATAGTATCTGGGTCATCAGTAACAATAGCAACAGCGTCACCAGCCAAAGTACCAGCAGGCCAGTATTGAGCAAATTGTTTTTGCTTAGTAGTAGGGTTGGTATAAGAACAGCCCAAGAAAATACCAGTGATTTGTTTACCAGTAGTTGCAGCAGCAATAGTAGGTCTAATAATAGTACCAGACGCAATTACAACTGGGTCTCCATAACCAATGTTGACGTTATAGCCATATTGAATAGGGATGTTGCGAGTGGAGCCAGCAAAAACCTGACCTCCAATCAAATTTATGGGTTTTAAGCCATATGGTGCACTTACAGTAGGGTAAGCCATTTAAACCTCCAAAAAGAGAATATTATTGTCTGCCAAAGGATGTTGTAGATTTTCGCTCATTAAATAACGGCATTCTTGGATCGCTTTGACGCATCAAATTATTATCTACTGCTTCTGTTTGCGCCTGAGTTTGTTTATTAAAGTGTTCATTACGTTGCTCAATAAACTCAACAGGTGTCTTACATAACAATAAACCGCCAATCTCTATGTTGTCTCTAAAACGACTTTCGGGATCGACTAACAGTTGCATTTTTGGTTGTTCCGAAACACTAACAGGCTCCCAACCTTCTCTCAGTTTTGCTGACAAGTTTCTTGGGTCAGCCGCATTTAGCGTTGACGTTCTAATCCATCTGTACGCGTAACCCGGTTGCTTATCCGGTTCAGGAAGAAGCTCAGCTGGCGCCCACTGCTTAGGACGGGCTGAAGTGTCACGTGTTTGGGTATCTCTGTTCAATCTATTTTCGGCCATGTTAGGCTCCTAATTTGGTTAGTTCACGGGCGTATTGTTCATTAGTTAATCCAAATTTCTTGGCTAATGCTACTTGTGTCTTGCTGAGCGTCACCTTTTTAGGGGCGGTGCTTCTTTTTGCAGGAGCTACTACCGTGCTAAGTTTTGATGTACGCTGAGCTTTAGGCTCATCGTTTTGATCGCTAAATTCTTCTGGGAATCTGCGTTGTACTTCTTGGTCGATACGTTTATAGTATTCATCACTTCCGATGAACTTTTCCCCATAAGTTTCTAAGAGGTCTTCGTGTATGCCTACAGCGAATCTACTCATAGCTTTCTTAGTTGGGTCAACATACCACGGATTTTCGGCTACCCATTCCGCTGCCTTCGGGTCTTGCTGTACAGCACGTTGCTGTTTTTGTAATAACTGTGCACCTGTGTCGGTGTTTTGTGCAGTAGGCCTGAAATTTTGAGCTTTGTCAAGTTTATTTGTTGCTTTCATCAATTCTTCTTGTGCTTCGATGATCGCATCAGTATTCCCGTAGTCATAAGCTTCCTTATAATTACGTTTAGCCTTCTCCACTTCTAACTCAGCAGAGGATTGATAAGTGCTTATTAGCTCCTTCTCTCCTGATTCAAGTAAAGATTTTAAATGTTTGTTTTCATCCAGTATTTTTTGAGCTACAGCTAGAGCTTCTTCTTGCTCACGATAAGCCTCTTCTTTAGCCCTACGTTCGTCATGCCATGCTTTTTTATACTGTTTAAACTTAGTTTGAACCTTACCTGAATAGTCGTCAGAACTGTCAGCATCTTCTAGTTCATCAACAACTTCTTTTGGTAATGGGGGTCTAGCATTTCTATCAGCTACAGGGGTATCGTCTTCAATTTCAATCTCAATACCATCAATTTCATCAATATCTAGTTCTACATCCCCACCAGCCTCATCAGGGAACTCATAATCATCTGCTTCGTACTTAGCCATTAGCTATTGCTCCTTTCTTCTTCAAGACTAAATTCATAGTTGTTGCGAACGAGCTGATCGTCACGAGTAGCTTTGCCCGCCCACATGTAACACTCTTCTAACGAAGTAAGTGCTAAAGATATATATCTGGTATTAGCCAAGGTATGTAATTTATCTTCCACAGCGGTGACTAACAATTTAAGTTGTGCTTGGTGAGCTTTAGCTTCTTCATCATAAGCTATGTAATCAAATTTACTTGTTTTGCTCATTTTGCCCTCCGAATGCCCCTAGGGTCTAAAACAACTGCTTCAACACTATCATCATTAATTACACGCATCTCAGTTCCGTGAATCTCAACTCTAGTGCCAGCGTTAGGTCTTACAAGGACAAAATCCCCAACTTTGCACCAAGGGCCAGTAGGAAAACGGTCTTTGTCACCATAGCAGTCAGGGCCCATAGCCACAACAAACAACACAGTAGCCAAAAGATTTTCATGCCGCATAGTTTCATCAGCTTTAAGAAGGCCATTCTCATACTCTTTCTCCACTTCAGGTAACGCACACAGTATACGGTATCCTGTTGGTGTAGGCAGTTGTGTTGCCTTTTCTTCATTAGTAGCCTCAAGGTCTACCGACCCTACGACTTGGGGGTTGTTTGGATTGGATCCAATTAGGATTTTACTCATTCGTCTTCGAACTCCAGTTTTTTAGTTAGTACTTCTATGGCGCTTCGCGCTTGGTCTAAACCTTGGATCTGCCCACAAATATACTTATACTGGGCATAATCCTCTGCTCTACCAGACGCTAACGCTTGTGTTAATAACGCTACTCTGTCATCAATTTGTTTAAAGAGAATCTCAGCTTCTCTATCCATTATTTATCTCCAAATGCTGTTGCTGAGGCCACAAGTGACGCGGCCTCTAGGTTATTTTTTGCGTTTTTCTACCTGTCTTTCAGCTTGTCTTTCAGCTATTTGTGCTTGTCTTTCAGCTAAGAACTTAGCATGGTCATGCTGTTGATTAGTTTGCTGCTTATGGTGTGCACGCTCACTTTCTTTAAGTGCTACATCCACACCTAACTTAGCTGCCATCTCATCTTGCTTTGCTCGTAATTGAGCTTGCGTATCTTGCATCTTAGCTGAGATTTGTGCTCCTGTAGACTGTTGTTGAGCACCAATACGCTCACGATCAACTTGTATCTTCATAGCTTCCAACTGAGCATCAGACTGATCTTTAGCTACTTTGCGTTGCAAGTCCTGAGCTTTAAGTTGCAGCTCTTGTTGTTGCATTTGTATCAACGGATCCTGAGCTTTCTGTTGATTTTGTTGTGCTTGAGCTTCTTGTTGATTTTGCTGTAACAACTGTTGTGATGCCTGAGCTGCTAATTTGGAGATTTGAACTTCCATAGCTTCAGGTATAGTCACTTGGTTGTCAGTATCATCTTCACCGTAGTTAGGAATATCCATACCCATAGTTTGCTCAATCTGTTTTCTATACTCATACCCTAAGTGCTCATTAATATGTGCAGACATTGCCGCTTGTAATGCCGCTAGAGCTTGTGGGTTTTGACCCATAGACTGTTGAATAACCATTTGAACTTTAGGATCTTGCATAGCAGACATATGTACAGCAATATGAGCTTGATGATCTTGGTACAAAAATGCTTTAACAGGTTTGTTTTTGAGGATGTTTTGATTCTCTGTAACTGGGTCACGAGGTTTCATATCATCTTCCATAGGCACTAACTTTTGATAGTTAGGTATACCTAGTACTTCCAGCATTTGCCTGTGTAATACAGGCATGTTATATAGCTGTGGTGCGCCTTGTGCTAGTTGTAAGGCTGCTTGGTATTGGACGACCTTTTGTGCCATAGTTGCGGCATTTGGGTCAGAGACAGGTAAAACATACACCAAATCATAATCAGCTTTCTTAGCGTGTCTACTACCTTCTGTGGGCTCATATGCATATTCCTCTGGGCAATAATCTCTAATAATGTTACGTAGTAAAATAAACTCTTGTTTCATCGAGTAGTGAATACGCGACTGAACTGCGCTCATTACTTTAAGGGTTCGCTCGAGTACAGCCAATGTTGTACCAACAGGACTATTAGAGGACATATCAGAGACAGCAAGATCAGCAGCCCCAGCAAAACGGCGACCTTCATCAACGATTCCTTGTAGTAGAGTTAATAGTGTTTGGCTTGGTTCTTTGTACGGCAGTGGCATGAAGTTATCACGCATTACACCAGATGGTACATCTACATCCCTCCACTCGCCCGGAGCAATTGGAGTATCATCACCCTTAACTCTTAATCCTCTAGTTTTAAAGCCCCCCGGAAGATTACTGAGAGTGCCCGCGTCAACCAACTGGCGAAGGATTGAAGTACTAGACTTGGCGAAAGCACCAATAAGATGAATAAGCCCAAAACAATAAAAGCCAAAACCCGGCACATAGCCATAGTGAACGAAGTGATTGCGTTTTTTACATGATTCATCTTCAGGGTCCCAATTTCTGCGAATTGAAAGGATAGTTCCAGTGCCTTTTTCAATAGTAACTACATAAGGCAGGGCTATGTCAGTTTTTTTACCATCTTCATCTTCATGCTCAAACCCTTCTAAATTGATTTCAACATGCATTTCCAACAACTTAAACCGATCATCCGTTGACGCTCTAAACCCAAGCTTATCAGCTATCTTCTTCTCAACGTCATCCATAGTATTGGAAGGTTCACCAAGGTCCACATCTCTGTAAAAACCCTCATACTGCAATCTGCGTATCTCGTTCTCAGTCTTACGCATTACATGGGTTACACGTTCTGCAGACTCAAGGCTTGATGCGCCATATGGTACAACTACATCTTCAGCAGGTACGTACATAGATACTTGTCGAGTTAAGTATGGGTCATAATATACTTTCTTAAACGCATTACCTGCTAATCCTAAGCCCCATAACATGCGTTCATGCTCTGGTCTATACTCAGTCATAACATCAGTAAGCTGGTAGTTCATATCGTCCTGAACACGCTGTGCAGCTTCTTTCTTATCTTCTGTTTCTTTACCTATTATTTGTGTTTTAACTGGTCCAGACGCAGGAAATGTAGCAGTAATTGTCTCAGCTTGGAACTTAATAACAGCCTCAGTTAATAGTGGGTGATACACGCCACATGCGCCTTCCCAAGGTTCTGAGCGTTCTTCCATCTTAAGACCTAACAACTCTAACCCATCGACATAAGTCTGTACCCAGTCTTTACGTGCGCTTACATCAGACTCAAAGTCATTAATAAGATCTGAAGCTAGAGAGTCAAGAGTTGCATCATCAATCTCTTCAGCAAGGTTTGCATTAAACTTTTCTTCATCAACTTCTTTTTGGATCTGAAGAATAATCTCATCACCATGACTTATCGTTACTGACTCAGGATCTTCAATCTCAATTTCAAGAGGTTCTTGATTTAGGTCTTCTTCTTGATCTATGGCATCTAAGCCCATAGGGGCCGGGTTTACACTTTTATCTATCATTATGTTTCCTTATTTAACAGGGAGTTATAAGTGTTAAAACATAGCAGGCTGCCAATACTAACAATGCACACCCTAAAAATTCTATTAACATTTGTTTAAATTCTTTATTCATTTAATAATACGCTGCTTGTCTTGGTGTAAAATCACTATCCATATCGTCAGAGTCCAAACGCAAACTTAAGAATCCGCCTTTCCTAAATCGAGAGATTCCCATTGATACGCAGTCCACATAGTCATCGTGTTGCCCTGCAGGAAATGATGCTACTTCCTCTATAACCTCATCTGCCCAACGAGTGTTTGGAACCCATACTCTACCAGATGCAAATACATCAGCAACAGCATTTAATCTAGAAATCTTATCATTACCACGACTTGGTGTAAATTCTGACACTGGAACACCTGTTGCTCGCAACTCATAAATTAAAGGCGCACCAGAGGCTTTCTTTTCTATGATCAAAGCATCGGGCTGCCAGTACTTATACTCATCTAACACAGCCTCCTTAAGCCTAGGAAACTCCATACGATCACGTTTGGCATCTAGCATAATGATATTGGCTTGAGTAATACCATTTTCATCAGCGTGATAGAACACTCCCCACGTAATACATGCAGAATAGTCTGCTCGGTTGTGTTTTTCAAACGCAGTATCCCACGTTTGCAGTATAAAATCTGTAGGTGGTGGGGAATCACTCTCCCATTTCTGCCACCATTCACGTTTAACTATCGCCCCTTCTTCAGAAGTTGGGTTCTGTTGATACTGAGCTTGCCATTTTGAAACATCAATGGCGTTTCTAGTAGCCTCTAACTCTTCTATTGTCCAAAACTCAGGCCATAAGGGCTTACCTGAAGGTAGAATAGCAGGAAGTTCTACCACACGCCACTTGTCTCCACCCCCATTTAACTCTTTTTGCCTAACTTGTCCAGTTAAATCTCGTTTCGACCATCGGGTTTGAACAATAATTATGGCCCCACCAGGCTGTAGCCGCTGCCTAGGCCCTGATGTGTACCACTCATAGACCTTATCGTAGATCTCAGGGTTACTTGCAGCTATTGCTGCCTCTTGTTCCGAGTGTGGATCATCAATGATGAGTATATCCGCACCAATACCTGTTACAGCACCACCGACACCGATCGCAAAGTAGTTGCCACCTGCACTGGTGTTCCATCTACCCGCAGCTTTAGAGTCAGTCTGCAGCTCCACACCAGGAAACACTTCCTGATAGAGCGGATTAGCCACTAAGTTACGAACCTTACGACCAAAACCTACAGCAAGTTCGGCTGTGTGCGAGCATTGTATGATCTTTTTATCAGGATACTTACCAAGAAACCACGCTGGTAATAAAAAAGACCCAAACTCAGACTTAGTATGCCTTGGACCAAGGTTAATAATTAGCCGCTTATTCTCGCCGTTAACTACTTTTTCAAATTCTTGTGCCATTCTGGCATGGTGGCGACCGTAAATAAATCCAGGCCATACCTTTTGCACAAAAGCTAAGAAATTTACCTGTGCCTGTTCCCGCGCATGTCGTCTATGCAATTCATCAATCAATTCAACAAGCTTTGCTCGTTCACTAACTGGCGCAGCTGCAAGGGCAGCAGTAAGTATTTCCTCATTTAGAGCAATATTACCTAAATGATTACTCATTCATCTTCGTCCGCAGACTCTACCTCTTCATCAACACTGTAACCACGTAGCTCTTCATCAGTAAGTTCTGGTACAACTTCTTTTTCAGGTTTGGCATAGTTCTTTAACAAGCCCCTGAGTTCAGACTCTAGATCGGATGTTGGCTTATCAGCCACAGAGACTTCAATCTTAGTTGTAAATAAGCCAATCTCGGTAACACGCCCAAGTGTCTCTAATGCTTTGAGTGCGTTTTTTTCATCTTCAGACTCATTAGCAATTCTAAAAAGCTTTGCCAAGACAAATTGGCGCATTTTATTTGTGGAATTTATAAGCTGATAGTCATAGCGAGAGAGTAAAGACTCAAGTGCCGCTTGTTCGCTTATCATGGGGGGAGTGTTGCTATGAGCATCGCTCATATATAAAACTTTTGACTTATCTTTCTCGTCAAAAATAACGTCTATTGCGTCGGAATTAGAGTGTCGTATCATTCTGTCTACAGGTTGGGTTGTAGTTTGTTGAGCATTTGTAACATGCTTTTTTAAAAATTACAATATAAAATTTTTTGTTGACTAAATATAAATACATAGGGGGTGTTTCTAAAATTAATATATAAAATTTTTATGTTGACTTATTGTAAATAAGGGGGAGGGTGTTTTGAAAATTGGGGATTGGCTGTGCGGAATACTATGTAAGAGACTGGGGTCAAAATATATAAAAACGAGATTTAACTGGACAAGTTAGACAAAAAGAGTTAAATGGGGGTGGAGATAAGTGGCGTGTAGTAGAACTTCCTGCTATTCTACCTTCAGGTAAGCCGTTATGGCCTGAGTTTTGGACAATAGAGGAGTTAGAGGCGACTAGAAACGCCATCGATGTTTCAAAATGGCAAGCCCAGTATCAACAGAACCCAACTTCTGAAGAGGGAGCGATAGTTAAACGTGAATGGTGGCAGAAGTGGGAGAGTGATTCCCCACCACCTAC